TTATATGTCGCCATCTTGAGGGAGCTTAGGGTAAAGCACAAGTTCAAAATCATCGAGCCTTTGCCACTTTTCTTTCTTATAAACAGCCTTTTCTAAAACTGACTTTAGGAGGCTGTTTTTCTTTTTGGGATCATCTGTTTTAAAGTACAGATCAAGAACATGCTCTACTTGAGGAATTGTATCTTTCTTCACTTTTTCCTTCCTAATTTCTGTTTTAATTTCTTTCTTTAAATTTTCCATAGTGGAAGTAATTTCAGTAATGCGATTAGAAACTACATTCGAGCGTTCTAAAAACATATCGACTGTGTAAACGCCACGTTCTAATAAATCATGTAAATTATTTTTTTGTTTTTGGACATCCACTAATTCTTTTTCAAGCTTGCGTAATGCAGCTTCATTCATTTGAATAACTTGTGTTTCTTTTAATTTGTCATCTTGCTTATGTTTTTCAAAATCAGCTTTATAATTGATATACCATTCTTTTAAAGCCTCGAGTAAACGCTTCTCGATTAATTCAGTATAGCTTGATTTATTTTCACAGCCTCGGTGTTTACAATCCATAGTTTCTTTTCGGTTCTTGGGATAACGTTGGACCATACTGTAACCACATTTAGCGCATTTAATAATACCAGCCAAAGGATTCTTTATTCCGTTCGTATTGTAAGGAATGTGATACCTTGAGTTTAATTTTTCTTGCACTTGCTCAAACAAGCTTTCAGGTATGATTGACTCATGTTTGCCATCAGCAATAATCCAATCTGACTTATCTTGTCTTGCACAACTACGTTTCACAGCATCAGGACGTTTTACTTCTTTTCGCTTTTGCCAAGTTACCTTTCCGATGTATACATTGTTTTTTAATATATCCAAGATGCTATAAGGGTTCCATTCGTTTCCTAACTTACTTTTGTAGCCAAGATCGTTTAACTTACTCCTAATTGCGTTAGCCCCCATATCCTCATTTGCATACCAATCAAATATCATTCTTACAACAGAAGCTTCTTCTGAATTAATTGTTAACGTACGCTCGCGCTTATTTAAACGATGGATATCATATCCGAATGGTGCATGTGTGCCGAGGTAATTACCAGCCTCTACGCTTGCAATACGGCCGCGTTGCATACGGCGTGTAATAATCTTTAATTCTTTACGCGCCATAAACGCTTCAAATTCGCTGTATTCTTCGTCCCATTCATCATTAAGATCATAAGTCTTCCTAGGTGTCATAATCTTCGTATTCGAGCGTTTAAACGTCTCTAAAATGATTCCTTGCTCTTTCATCCCACCACGTCCTAAGCGGTCCATATCCATACAAAGAACGACATCATATTTGTTATCTTCAATTTCTTCAAGTAGTGCTAACATTTCTGGACGTTTCACTAAGCTCTCACCAGAAACGATTTCCTCACGGACAGCTAAAACATTTAAGTTCATTTCCTTCGCTATTTTCAGCAGGGTAGAGCGGTGCTTTGCTAAAGTTTCGCCTTCACCACGTGCTTCGGCTTCGAGATCAGCACGGGATTTTCTTAGGTAGATTGCGGTTTTCATAGTTAGACCTCCTTATTATTAGTTATTATACGGGAAGTAGATAAATAGAAGAAATAAAGCTAATTAATAATAAAAGAAAAGCTCCAGGAAGGAGCTTAATAAGTTTTTTTATGTTCTTTTTTTATGAATTTTTCGATTTATCACTTTATTAGTTGCTGAGGTTGCAAATTTATTATCCTCATGTTCATGTTCATTTTCATTTTCTTTTTCTTTTTCATATTTTAGATAAATCTTAGCAGAAAAGTCGCATAAATAGAATATATCTTTGTCTGTAGAAGCTTTAGGGAAACAAACAGTTCTCTTTTCATCAATCATATGCCCGTGGATTAACTTTTCAATTTTTATTTTGTCTTCACTAACGAGCTTTATAAGATATTTGATTGGTGACTTTTGAGCATTAATTTTTGAAAAAATAAAAGAATACAAGGAAACAAGTATTAAAGGTAAGAGTACTACTATAGAAAGATTATTTAGATTAATCCCGATATATGTGATTTGATTAAATACAAAGCAATAAACTATTAATCCTAATATCATGTTGAACATAATTAACAATACAATCACACGAGTAAATTTTTTAAACTTCTTCGCAATCGATGGACTTAAAACTACAATTAAAAGTGAAATAAGAAAAAGTATAATTGACCAGACTATGAACTTTTGAAAAATTCCTGACGTGGCAAGATCAACTTTATTAAATGAATAATTAAATGCTAATCCACTTCCAGCGAACAAGATAGTAGAATATATTGCAGCTGTAAGGAAATGCCATATTTTTAAATTTACTTGTTGAACCTTACTTGAAAAAAGTTTATTTATTTCATCTGTAGCTAATACTTGAATTAAACGAGTAGCTATAAAATAAATTAGGGTAACTAAACCACTGACAAGCGCAACAAATCCTGGTGGAGATTTTAAAAAACTATCAATCAAAACGAGCAACTGTTATCCCTGCTTTCATAATAGTTTTATGATATTAATTATTTTTATAAAGAATTATTGAACAACAACAAATTTCGTAAAGAATGCCTTACGTTTTGTCTTATCATATACGTATGGATCGTTAAACTTTTTGACCCAAGACTTGTCTTCAACTTTTAAATCTTCGATTTTAAAGCCTAAGTGTGAATTTAATGATTTTCTATCCAAGTTGATGCTGTATGTTTTTCCTTCAAATGGAAGAGTCATTTTTACAACATTTAAATCCGGAAATTGTCTTAGCAATCTCGTAGGTTCACTTACAAACATTTTTTCAATAGCATCCCCTGTTGAAAAATATTGTTTATATAGTTCTTCAGTAACGTTGCTATCTGGTTTTGCTGATTTATAAGATGCAAATGAATCATGGAATGTAATCTCAGCTTCTTTATTATTAAGTTTCATATCCTTAATAAAATCTCCGCCTCTGATGTTTTGGGCATAGGATACAAACTCTTTTTGCTTTTCTTCAGTTTCCTTTTGTTCTTTAGCTTTTTGTTTCTCTTCGGCTTTAAGCTTTTCTTCAGTTTCCTTTTGTTCTTTAGCTTTTTGTTTCTCTTCGGTTTTAAGCTTTTCTTCAGTTTCCTTTTGTTCTTTAGCTTTTTGTTTCTCTTCGGTTTCAAGCTTTTCTTCAGCTTCTTTTTGTTCTTTAGCTTTTTGTTTCTCTTCGGCTTTTTGTTTTTTCTCAGCTTCTTTTAACTCTTTAGTTTTTTGCTGCTCTTCAGCTTTTTGCTTTTCTTCAGCTTGCTGTTTAGCAAGAATCTCTTGTTTTTCTTGTGGTGTCATATTCATGTTAACTACAATTAGCGAAATGATAGATAAAGCAAAGGCTATACCAGTAAACTTAAAATATTTCGAAGTATTCGTTTTCTTTTTAAAACGAAATACTAATGATGTGATTAATAAAACGAATGTAGCAATAATCGCTATTACGAATAAAAATGAGAAAAAGATTTTCATCTATGTAACTCCTAACCTATAAATTTATATTAATACGTTTTTAAGCGAGCGAATCCTCTTGGAATCCCGTGAATTTCCGCAACCTCTTGAATAGATAGATTGGTATTTTTATATTCAGAAACTATTTCATCAGTAAGTAATAATTCCACAGCAAATGTATTTGCCTCAATTTCTAAGCGATCCACGGAAAAGAAAGTTTGGTTGCGCAAGAAAGGAGTATTTGCTTTAGGGTGAAGTAATGCATGTCCTAATTCATGAGCACAAACAAATCGTTGAGTTGTTTCCTCAATTTGATTATTAATATGAATGAATTTGAAGCGTTTATAAGTGTTGTAAAAACCGAGGGTATTCCCTAAATCCTCGTACAACACATAAATATTTTTTTGCCTGGCAATTTCAAATGGATTGGCTGTTCCGTATTTTTTCGCGATGTTTAGTACGTATTCTTTGATGTCCATTTAAATTAGCCTCATTCAATCCTTTTTGTATTTGTTTGGAGTGAATTTTTGCTTTGCCAGTTGCTTTGCCATTCGCATTGAGTTTTCAAGAGAGATACGAATCATTTCTTTTGTATGCTCGTCTATTGGCTCTCCGTCAAACATTAACGCTTCATCACTGTTTTCTAGTTGTTCCAATGTTTTTTCTAAGTCCTTAGCGATATCATGCTTTTCTTTTTCTGATAAATTAGGGATTAGATTAGAGAATAATTCTTTCTTTTCAGTTCTACCTAATAAATAATCGGTTGATACTTCAAAGAAATCAGCAATTTTTTTTAAAGTATCATAATCCGGTTCACGCTGACCTTGCTCATAATTAGCTAATTTTCCTCTTGAAAAGCCCAATCTTTCAGCAAGTTCATATTGACTTAGTTTTTGTTGTTTCCTAAGTTCTGAAATCTTTTTTCCAAGCATATTTTTTCCTTCTTTCTAAATAAGAATAGGAGCTTTTTTTCTTAATTATAGAAACGTTTAGTTTCTAAATCCATAAAGGAAACGAAAAGTTTCTAATAAACATTGACAGAAACATTTTGTTTCTATATATTGGGGGTATAAAGAAACAAAATGTTTCCAGGGGGTGAACCGGTGGACAAAGCGAGAAATAAAATGATTGATTTTAGAAATGGTCAATCGAGAATAGATATCGCAAAGAAGTTGGAAATTACTCCTCAAATGTTAGGAGCAATTGAACGAGGTGATAGGACACCTTCATTAGAATTAGCTAAGAAAATAGCTGATTTTTATAAAACCACAATAGATGATCTTTTTTTTAATTAAAAAGGAAACGAAATGTTTCTGAAGAGGTGGGAAAATGTCAATGGGTCAAATGGCAGTACCAGTAAATCGGCGGCATACACATATAAAAAGCACTTCAAGAGGTGACACCATGAGCCAACAAGAAGAATATGCAGCGAATTATGAATTTGGAAAAACGAAAGTCCATGTTGTGGCTCCTGAACCAAAATCGCAAAAGGATATTGATAAAATCCTTCAAGCATATTACAAGGCTGGTTGGGCCATCATCAAAGAAATGCAAGTGAAAGAAAACATTGAGGAATAGTTCCTCTCTTTTTACATGAATAATAGACAAGTTATGTATTCTATAAATTTTATTGTAATCCTTTCACAACTTAATACGGAGGCGAACAAATATGGGAACAAGTATATATTGCAATTCGTCAGTAGGAACATTATTACGTAATGCGAGAGAACGTTGTGGAAATGCACATTATCGAACAAAAAAAGGTCTAGCAGAGTATCTTGGCATTACTTACGAACGTTTAAAAAATATTGAATCTGGTTTTTCTAAAGTGCCTTTTGAATTAGCAATGGATTGGTGTGATGCAACAGGAGCACCATTAAATAAACAGGCAATTAAACATATTTACGGTGTAGGATTACCACCAACAGATCCTCGTTTAACGAGCGATGTAAATTTACAACTTATGAATTACATCAAGCAAGCCGAAGAGGGGGTTGCGGCAGCGAAGGAAATCATGAATTTACAAATTACAACACGTTCATGGAAGTTGGATGAAAAGAAGAAACATGAATACGCAGTTCATGCAAAAGAAATCTTCGATACAATCCAAGCTACTCAATGTGTAGTACAAGCTCTTGAACAAGTACACTTTGGCATTATGGAACAAATACAAAAAAGCTGGTTGCAAAAGGCTATGTCAGAAAACGTTATTATTCAATCGGTGGATAGCTTAATGACCTTAACAAAAGTTTTGTAAAGGAGGAAATGTAAATGACAGTAGATTACAAGAATCCAAGCTTAAGAGAATATAAGGAACTAATTCGTTATGATGCAAAGTTAACTGGTGAAATAAAAATAGCTAAAACATTTGGTGATGATAAAAAGTCAGGAGAATTACAACAAGAGAAAAAGTTAGTGGGAATTCGAATCAAAATTATTGAGGCATCATTTACTTTAAAACATAAATGGGCAAAAGAAAAAGCTACCGCCTAGACAACAGTAGCTCGCAATAAATTCTACAAAGTAATTATACCATTTTATTTATTATTTGGACAAGCCACTGTGCTTGTCGTTATGACCAGAAAGGATTGTTACCCAACCCCCTTTAAAGATATCCCTTTCTGGTTGTAACGATGCGTATAGCATCCATTTACATAGAAAAGAGGTGAAAACCATGACAACTGAATACAATTGTCTTCATGATCTTGTTCTTCTAGGAGAATTTTCGTTTGCAAATGAACTTCATGATTGCATGAATACATGCATTTACAACATGTTCAATGCTAAATCTCATGAGGAAGCGAATTATTGGGAAGAAGAGCTTAATCGATGTGTAAAAGAGTTTAGGATGCTTCGTGAAGAAAAGGAGGAACATGAAGTATCTAAAAGTTATTGTGTGATTATTAAAGGACCTCGTTCTAAAAGTGTTAACGCTTCACTGGTAAGTCGTAGGAAATAAAAAATCTATCACTTTGCCGAGTGATAGATAAATAGTGGTTGGTAAATTTTAGGTAAGTTAATTATACCAAATCATAAACGTTATAACAATGGAGTGTATTGCATGCTTTTAGACAAAACATTACATAGAGTGTTGTTAAATCCCAAGATTGTCCAACAGGTAACGCCAGAACAGCACCTTGCTTATTTAGTACAGCAATATCTAAAAAAAGAGTATAAAAATTATCGCTTATTACGTATAGAGGACGGGTTTGCGATATGTAAACGGGAGGATGAATAACATGGCAGTTTTTAGACCAGTACAAGTTTCATTTTGGCAGGATGCAAAAGTTATTGAGGAGATGACTCCGGAAGATAAATTATTTAATCTGTATCTTCTTACAAACCCATGTACTACTCAAATTGGTGTGTACCAAATCACCAAAAAGCAAATGGCTTTTGATTTAGGTTACTCCATGGAAAGTGTTAATTCACTCTTAGATCGTTTTGAAAACCATCATAAATTAGTTAAGTATAATCCAGAAACACGCGAACTTGCGATTATCAACTGGGGGAAATACAACCTTAATAGAGGGGGGAAACCAATTGAGGATTGTGTTCGCAAAGAATTGGATGGGGTAGCTGATATAAGTCTTGTTAGTTTAGTCGCTCCAAAAGTTAAAAATGATAAAATCCGTGCTATTTTTGAAGAATTTCTTGCTGTTAACGATACGTGCCACGATACGTGCCACGATACGTCCACGATAAGGGGGGAAAAAGAAGAAGAACAACAAGAAGAAGAACAACAAGAAGAAGAAAAAGAACAACAACAAGAATGCGCGAATGAAGTTGTTGAAATTAATCCAATTTCTTTTTACGAACAAAACTTCGGATTCATTACACCTTTTATCGCAGAAGGCATTAACGCATGGGTAGATGACTTAAATGCAGAGTTAGTTGTTAAGGCAATGGAGATCGCTTTAGATAAAAATACTAGAAACATGTCTTACGTAAATACGATTTTACGAGATTGGCATCTTAAAGGCTTGAAAACAGTAGCCGATGTTGAAGTAGCTGATAAAGCATTTCGTGATAAACGATCAGCACAAGCAAAGCAACAACCTGTATATCAATCGGTAGCTATGTCTGAATCTACTAAGCAAGTGTTACAGCAGCAGGAATCATGGAAACAAAACATTCCTACAGACGAGGAACTTGCAGCACTTAACCAACAGAATGGATGGATGATGCAATGAGTAACGAAGTCATTCGTAATGTAGACGCTGAACAAAGTGTTTTAGGTAGCATCATCATCGAAGGAGATTTGATTAAAGACTGTCAGTTAAAACCAAATCAATTCTCTCTTACAACTCACCAAGTCATTTTTAAAGCGATGAGAGAACTAGAGGATGCTGAAAGTCCTATCGATTTAGTGTCGTTAATTGCAAAATTTGAAGAAAGCTTCATGAATCAAATTGGTGGTATTGCATTTTTTGTTAATTTAACTGAGGTCATTTCTACAACAAAAAATTTCTCTTATCACGAGAGCTTAGTGATAGAAGTGTGGAAGATGCGACATGCTCAAGAGGTTGCTGGTAATCTATATAATCGCCTTCAGAAAGACAAAGATATTAGTGCAATTAGTAATACAATCGATGAATTAAGTACGATTGAGGAAACAGGTTATTCAGAGGATTTTAACCTAAGAGAAACACTAGTAGATCTATATAAAAAAATGCAAATTGATGTTGGGGATTTAACTGGTATCAACACTGGATACAACGATTTGAATCGGATGACAGCTGGTTTACAAGCAGGTGATCTAATCATTGTGGGAGCTCGTCCTTCAATGGGGAAAACAGCGTTTGTATTAAACATCGCTTATCATGCAGCAAGCTCAGATACAGCAACAGGGATTTTTTCATTGGAGATGGGACGAGAGCAATTGATTAAGCGAATGATTTCAAGTACTGGAAATGTAGATGCTACGAAATTAAAGAATCCTAAAAAGTTATGCAACCTTAAAGATTGGGAAAAGATTAGCCAGGCAATGGGATTGATAAATAATTTACCACTAGAAATATACGATAAAGCAAATGTGACGATGCAAGAAATTTACGCAAAGACTAGGAAGTTGAAACGTAAATATCCAGATAAAAAAGTATTAATAGCGATTGATTATTTACAGCTTATTGTTGGTGATCCGAAGCATCGAGGGAATCGCATGCAAGAGATTGGTGAGATTAGTCGGAAATTAAAACTGATGGCTAGAGAATTGAATGTATGTGTAATTGCTTTATCACAGTTGAGTCGTGCTGTTGAGAGTCGGCAAGATAAACGACCGATGTTATCGGATTTACGTGAAAATGGACAAATTGAGCAAGATGCGGACTTAATTGCGTTCTTATATCGTGAAGATTATTACGATGCTGAGACAGCGAATAAGAATGTGATTGAAATCATTCTAGCAAAGCAAAGAAATGGTCCTGTGGGTACAGTAGAGCTGGCGTTCATTAAAGAGTTTAGTAAGTTTGTTAATTTAGAACGTAAATTTAATGAGCAGCAGGAGGCTAGATGATGTTATTACGACAGGAAGTTGAAAGAAGAAAATTGTTGATTATTCGTAAATTACTAGGTTTAGGATTATCTGAAATAAACGGACAAACATTAGACCAATTAACGTTAACGCAGCTTGAAGGGATTTTAGCAGCAAGCTTGCAAGTGCTGGAGGGAACAAAAAATGATTCTAACAAGAAATTGGCGTAATGGAGATACGATTCATCTCAAACGTAAAAAATTTAAAGATATCCTACATGCCGTACAGGATTTAGAAAAACGAGGATATTCATGTGTTCATCCGATTAGATCGTTAGTGCAGCGACAGAGAGAATTCATTCATAAGCGAACGAATGGAAAGATTAGCACAGCTAATTATAGCTTTAAACAAACGGATGCTGATACTTGCTATGTAGTAATGATGCGAAAAGAAAAGAGTGAAGAACATGCCGAAGCAATTAACAATTTTTGATGTGGAGCCTGTTGTTTCATTTGATTCTAAGAAAGCAACAATCCACCGTTTGAATTCAAAAGTATGTTTTGCTGATGTAGTTGTGCAAATACCACGACAAGCCAAAGCAATTGATGAATTAAAACCATCACCAGCACCTGATGAACGCTACGAGTTATTTGAAGATTATTCAATTGGGATTTGGCGTTACAAACGAGTGGAGGATAAACAATTTGAATATGAAGAAGCTGAAGAAATGTGTAAACGGGCACGAGATGAAAAAGAGCCGATTCCAATACGGCTTCATTTATCTCTTGAACAAGCATTTGTTCCAGAAAACGTTGTGCAATATTTGTAGACAAATAAAAAAAGCCGAGACTACTCCCGACTTACTTCGACAAAGTAATTATAACACATTTGGGAGTGGTTTCGGTGGCGATTATTAAAGAAAACGTTACAGAAATGAAGGCTGAAATTTCTTTAGTAGAAAATATGATTTACGTCGTGAAAGATGGACAGATTCATTCGATTGAACCACCGTCAACTGGTCATGGTGAACAATCATTTGTATATAAAGCTGGTAAAGTAGCGCGTATGGAAGAACGGAAAACGCAGTTAATCTAAAACATAGTCACAATACCATCAATTTGAATTTTATTAAAAAAAGGGAATAGAAAATGTACAAAAAGATCGTGGAATATGATTCTAAGCCATTTATGGAGGATGCTAGTAAGTGCAAGTTAATAAAAGAAATTGAATCAACGAAATTCAACTTGATTATTGATGGAAAGACGTACAGAACATGTGCTGGTTCTCCTAAAGAAGGAATTCTTGCAGTTGAAGAGATTAATTTTATAGTGATCCAGAAATTGATGTGAGAAACGATGATGGTTTGGAATGTCCGTTTTGTGGAGATGTCGATTATGATGGGCACGAACTTAGAGAAGATGAAGGTACTACAGATTGCATAAATTGCGGTTCGGAAATCAAGTACGTAAGAAATACTGTTATGAACACTTTAGGCGAATGTGAGGAAGTTATTTATCATACAGCTCCAATTAAATTGAAAGAACCAATTAAGCTTTAACAAAAGCGTTATTTGAGAGCAAAGGCAGCTAGGGAATCCTAACTGCCACAGACTTCAAATCATACGCATTATGTAGTTTAGATTAATATTCGATATAAAGTGATTGTAACGGCTATTAGAATTAAAAATTCAAATAAAATCATAGAATATTTTTTCTTAGGTTTTCGAAATTCTTTTATTAAGCCCAATATTGCGCCTATACCAAAAATAATATATAGGCAAATTATCATGGTTTCTATCATTTTTAACACTCCTAATTAATGGTTAATTATATTGTATAGCTATTAATTCGAATGTTAAGAAACTTTAATGGGAATTAAGGTGAATTTAAACAAAATAGGTATTTTGAAGAAAGGTTCAGAAACAAGCTTATGAGTAGTGCACCAGGTAAGAGAAGCAAGCCCAGCTACGCAATTTGATACGTGACTGGGACAACTCTTCCAGATGGAATTCCTAGAATTAGTCACGAAATACGCTAATCAAGTGTTTTGTTACCATATTATAGGTGTTGTAATGCGGTTTTTAGTGAGAAAGGGAGTGAAATAAAGGAAAAATATACTTATAAAGTTTGTCTTATTTTATTAAATGCATCACGAAGTTCCTTGGTATTCTTGTACCGTTCGTTAATATTGTCAGCTATTCCTTTGTTAACAAACGCTTCGAATTCAGCACTTGGAAAGGATTTAAGTTTTCTCCTGCCTGTTACAATGAAGTAAATTAATCTTGTTAGTGCGTATGTTTCATGCCTGATTTCATAGTTAGCGAAACCTTGTAGTTCTAACTTTGGATCATTAAATGAACCTTTTAATTCTGTATTTTTGCTGGTAAGCTGGCTGTCTTGGCGTTTTACTAAGCCGAAATCAGAAACTTTAATTATATCTAATTCATCATACTGCTTAATTAAAATGTTATTTGGAGAAATATCTCTATGTAAAATATTTTTATTATTAATATAAATAAAGGCTTCAAAAATTTGTTTAATAAGACTAAGGCGCTTTGATTTGCTTAGAGTATTATTGTTCTTTGAAATATAGGAGTCTAGTGAATCGTTTGCGTACTCCATTATGTATTGATGGTTTTCTTCATCAAATGTGTATACCTCGAGGATATACGGAGATTTAAGTTTTTTCATTTCTTCAAATTCAATTCGGAATCGTTCATATTCCTTAGGAGATAGATTATTATTAGCTTTTTTTACAGCAAAAATGCGGTTGTAATACTCATCTTTATATTTATGGACAGTCGCATAGGAACCTTGACCAATCGCTTTCATAGGATATAAAATCTTGCTTGTTGACCTTGTTATTGAAACAGCTGATTGCAAACTAAATATAGGATTTATCTCAATAAGTTTTATTTTTTTGAAGTCATGGGGGATAGGACTTCCACCGCTACTCTGTAAAAAATCATCACATTTTGCTAAAACATCTTTGTAATAAGAATCTATATCAAAGCTATAAGGTGAATTTTTTAAGGTGGACTGCACAGTTCGATACTCTTCAATCAAATATATAAGGTCACGACTTTCGTCTGCAGTGTAATGACCGTTATTCAGTCGACTATTCATGTATTTTAGTAAACTATTAAGTTCAAAGTGGAATAAGGAAAAAAAACGTTGTAGAGTATCAGGGAATTGGTCATAGAAATCTATGAACCTGTTAATATTTTGATCGCCAAACCTTTCAGTATATTCGTCTATTTTGTATTTTAAATATGGGAATACTTTTTCTTCGACTAAAACCATTTTACTAACCCCTTTAATGATATTTTTATTAGATATAATTTTATCAGAAAAAGGTTATATTTAGTTATAATAATTTAAGAATTTGAAGAAGATGTTGATGAGCCAGGGGGAGAAGTTAATCCGTATATAGAGAAGTAGCTAAGATTTGCTCAAAACCATTTGAAATTGAAGGGACGAGATGGAATTAATTCTTTAAGAAATACAACAAAACAATCCTTTATTACAAAAATAGTGAACTGATAAAAAAGACCTCCTAAATTATGGTATCATTAAGCTTGTGTTAGGTTAATATTTTAGTCTAATAAAAAGGAGAAGTATATATGGATTTATTTAGTGTAGAAGTTAAAGAGAAGAGATTACATTCGAACTTTAAATATTTACAAGGAGATGCAGAGTTAAGAGCGGTTTTAAATAATTGGGTTATTGGTTTTGAGGATCGTGATAACAAATTTGTAAAAGAGTTTCAAACAACTTTTAATTCTTCATTTTGGGAATTGTATTTACATGCGTGTTTTAAAAACTTAGGCTTTAAAATTGATTATTCCCATTATGCACCAGATTTTTATTTAAAGTCTAGAAGAACAAAAACGAATTTATTAGTTGAAGCGGTTGCGACAAACACTCCTGAAAATGGTACACCTGAATATGAAAGAATTGAAGAATTGAATCGTTTATATAAATCTGGTGATGATTATAATAAAATACACAGCGAGATTGTACATCTGGCAACAGAAAGAATAGCAAATAGTATTAAATCCAAATGTGAAAAATATGAAGATAGTTATTCGAGTATGGAACATGTGCAAGGAAAAACATTTATTTTAGCAGTAGGAAGTTTTGAACAACCATTTTTCTATCTACAAGGTACAGCAGCTATTGAAAGAGTTCTATATGGTTTGATTAAAGCTGAATATAGAAATGATCGGCCATATTTTGAGTATTCAAATCATATTATAAAAAAGAATACAGATCCAACTAAAAAAGTGAAAATCCCAGTAGGGATATTTAATGACGATAAGTATAGTTATATTAGTGGTATATTATTTAATCCTATAGCTACAGTAGGTAAAGCCCGTGCCTTATCAATAAATAAAGGTAAAGATATTGCGTTTCAAACATACAGGTATAATGATTATGATACTAAGGGGGCAATGAATATTGAACCGCATACTAAATATCGTGAATCCTTATTGGATGGGACAAGTTTATACTTAAACCCATATGCTAAAAATCCAATTGATATTAAAGATTTTGATAATCCTGATATACAAATAAGTTTTGATAGAGATCATATTAAAACAAAACATAATTTTTTGATTTCTAGAACAGTGTTGAATGTTAAAAGTGGAAAACCAGATATTGAATAAATATTTTATAAAGTAAATATAGTCCTACTGGAAGAACCAGCGGATATCAGACTATAAAGAGCGAGTTGTATTGCTCTATAGTTTGGTGTCCGCTTTTTTTGTTTTTATTAACAAATAGATAAGGGGTGTTTTTTATATATGACGCAATTAACTTTCTTACCTAAAATTGATCGTAAAGCAACGCAGGTTCGTTTAGAAAAGATTCTTGAAAATGTACGTATTTATAGACAATTCGGGATGATTAGAAATGAGATGAAGGTAACAGCATCTTGTGAAGTGAGATATCATGGTCCAACAAATATAGTAGGAAAACCAGCTGAAGATGTTGCCCTAGCAAATGTTGCAATGAATGAAAGAGAAATGAAATTACAGCGTTTATCATTTCAAATTGATAAGGCGTTAAGTCGCTTTAGTAAGCATCAAAGAGATATTATTGTAAAACGTTATTTGGAAGATGAAGATGTTTTTGATTACATGGTTTATAACGATATTGGTATGAGTGAACGTACATATAGAAGAAATAAATCTAATGCTTTTTACAAACTAGCTTTCGCACTTAGGTTAGAAGTATACGAGATGGAAAATCAGAATGAGGGGGATAATCTATGAATTTTGTTCAGCCAATTCGTGATCCAGAGCAAATACAGCAGATTAAAGAATATTTGAGGGAAAACAATGAACGGAATTATATTTTGTTTGTAATGGGAATTAACACAGGATTACGTATTAGTGACATTCTAAAATTGAAGATATGTGATTTGAAAGGTAGCCATATTTCAATGAGAGAAAAAAAGACAGGCAAACAGAAACGTATTCAATTAACTCTAGCTTTAAAAAGAGAGTTACGTTGGTATATTGAAGAAAGAGATGACAGTGAGTACTTAATTAAGAGTCGTGAAGGTACTAATAGACCAATTGGGCGCAGCATGGCTTATAAGATACTCAGAAGCACAGCAGAAGAGTTTGGATTGAAGGAAATAGGCACTCATACATTACGTAAAACATTCGGGTACCATATGTACATGCAAACAAAGAATATCGCTTTACTTATGGAGATATTCAATCATTCATCAGAGAAAGTTACATTAAGATATATTGGCGTAAATCAGGATGCAATGGATAAAGCTATGACACGATTTAAAATATAGCAACATCTTTTTTATTTTTTTGATTTTTATAATTATTCATTTTTTATGTGTTGTGTAATTCGAAAGGGGAAGTTTCATAAAGCCATAAGTACCAAGGGATGTGGCGTAAGGGGCAGTTACACAAAATATAAGATATGGGTAAGTGAAGTAACGGCATAAAAAAGAAGCGTAGTTCGTCAAATGAACGTACCGCTCCATTACCATCAAGCTAAGAAATTCATTGTTTCTAATTAATGGTATCCGTTTTCAAGTAATTATTATTGACTTTGAAAAAATAAAAAATCGCCTTATTAAAGGCGATTTTTTATTTATTTTGCATGTTTTTAATAAATAAGTATCTTTTAAAGTTAAATGTAATGTTCTATTCTACATTAACGTCTTTCTGGTTCTTTTTCTTTTTTTCTAAGACCGAATAAACCTAATAGTCCTAATAAACCAAGCCATGCCCAATTATTATTTTTACGATTAGTATTCAAATCATTTGTTGTATTCACATTTCGAGTTCTAGTATCATAATTAACTCTATTCATGTTATTGTCATTAACTCGAGTTCTAGTATCATAATTAACTCTATTCATGTTATTGTCATTAACTCGAGTTGTAATATTATTATTGTTGTTAACTCTATCCGTATTATATCCATCGTATTCAGCATGGATGCTTGTACCAAAAACCATAATAGTTAGTAATAGGGCACCTAAAATAGATGACAGTTTTTTCTTCATGGTTTTCCCTCCTTTCATATTTAGTAATGTCTCCAGTTCCTTTAGACAATATTCGTTTAAGAATATATAAATCCATTTGAGTTAAAATTATGATAAATATCTTTAATTTCTATTATTAAAAGTACTGATAATAATGGATTATGTTAATTGAAATATATGTGTTATTTATATGAATAAATTTTTTGTAGCAGTACATTCTATAAGGTGTAATTACTATATATGGGTAAGGTGTGCCTTATGAGTTATAAGAACTTATTTTCTTTAACCCGGAACATGGTTGGGAAAATTTTTTCTATAGTAAGCATTTTTGTTAAGAGTTTAATTTCTTTAAGGAGGAGTATTTTTATGGGTGTTTTAAGTGGAAATCCACAAAATGAACCAATGCACTACGGAGAAGTCTTCGGGATTTGGAGTTATCTTGCAGCAGCACAAGGTGCAATTGCTGGCTATCAAGTTCTCATTAACCATACAGGAGATGAGGACTTAAAGAAATTTTTAGAAAACCTTGTAGAGAATGATATCCAATCAGAAGTTGAAGAATTAAAAAATTTATTAAAATTAAATGGTGTTGCATTACCGCCAGCACCTCCAGAAAGACCAGTTGCATCTATTGAAACTATTCCACCTGGTGCTCGTATAAATGACGCAGAAATTGCGGCAACGGTTTCTGCAGGTCTTGCAGCAGGTTTGGTAGCATGTAGCCAAGCTATGGGACAATCACTTCGAGAAGATGTAGGAATGATGTTTGGTCAATTTCATATGAAAAAAGCACAAGCTGGAGCTATATTGCTTCGTCTGAATAAGAAAAAAGGTTGGATTATTCCGCCTCCATTACATGTTCTACAATCAGATCAAGCATAATACCTAAATGAAAATTCAATTTATTCTTTATGGCTGTTGCAATGAGCTTGTCTAGGGAAATAAGGATTATTGACAAATTAAAATAAGTGGCAGAGTCGTGACCGCTTTTTGGCAGTAAATGTGCCGGTTGTTTTGGAATTACCGTGTTATATTTGTATTGTGAGTAATGGCGGAAAACATTGCTCACAAGGATTCTTTTATAAAATTCTAAACGGCTTCATATTGACGGCATAATTTAAAATCCGTAACCAGCTTTAATGGTACTGATTGAATGATATCGTTAATATAGGAGGGCTTTTTGCTCTTCTCTCAGGAACTTGATACTGTGTAGATGCAGTTGTGCAAACAACATTGGCTTCTTGAGAAAAGAATAAAACTTCATTTACCGTATTAAAATTACAAATTAATAAGTAGTGATATAGCATCCATTCGGGTGCTTTTTTCTTTGTTATATAGAAATTACACATTAAACTAGTGAACATTTGAATGAGACAAGCATATACTACTTGTACCTCATTAACTTTAGTAGCCTTGACTTTCGTTAATGGGATTCTCGTAATCCCTTAAAAGGAGCGCTCGCGGAAACGGGTGCTCTTTTTATTATATAAAGCGGATAGTTTTAACAGAAAGGAAGATAAATGATGGACGAAATACAACGATTTATTGCTAACAATACACATCAACTTGGATATATTATGGAAGAAGCTAGCAGGAAGTGGAAAGAGCAAGACCCTAAAGGCGCCTTGACAGTGGGACCATGTAAAGGAGTTATAGATTCTTATGGTAGTTATTATGATCTTTTAGAAAAGTTAGCATGCCTTCAAGAATGAAAGAACATTAAGCATAATAATTAAACCAATATCAATTATCCTAGGCGCTGCCGTTATCGGTTTAGCGTCTTATTTTATTGTGAGGAAGTGATGGGGTGTTTTGGTTAGGAGGTCTTATGGGATACTTCATAGGTACACTTGTTACTTTATTAGTAGTATATTTTGGTTATCGCATTGGTGAGGATAAAGAAGGTTAAGGGGTGAAGGAATGAACATTAATATTGAATCACTTAGAGAAGCCTTTAACAAGTTAATGTATGAATTATATAAAGTAATCTCTCAGTTGTTTTCTAGCTACTGGGAACAAATTAAAGAACTTTCAGCAAAGTATATGGAGTATAAGTTGGAACGTCCAGTATATGGATACGTTAAACATAAAGTAATAAGATCACAGGTTATGAATCGTAAGCCTATCTGTGTACGAGCAAGGACGGTGTGCTAATGATTGACTATATTAAACTCATAAGAGAAGGAAAACTTATGAAGTTCTATAAGTCTAAAGAGTGGAGAGAGCTAAGGCTTAAAGCTTTAAAGCGAGATAACTATGAATGTCAGATGTGTAAGTCAAAAGGTAAATACAAACCTGCTGAGAATGTACATCATCTTAAAGAAGTAAAGACGCATCCACATTTAGCATTAGACTTGGATAACTTACAATGTTTATGCATTCGATGTCATAATGAAGTACATGATCGGTTAGATAAGATTGAGAAGAAGAAACCTAAGTTCTTGAATGAGGAACGGTGGTAGCTATGATTATTGTGGATGGTAGTTGGACATTCGATACTAACTTAATGATTCAATATGCTGATACTGATAAGGAAGAACGAACTTCATATGAACGTGACATGTTGAATCAGTTTAGAAAGTATTCTTACTGGCGATACTGTCAGATAAGAGACTGTGTTAATTCAAGGAAGTGCAAACGACTTAAACTTATTGATGTAAGAGAAAGATTGCAAGATGAAGAGAAATTAAAATTTACTATAGATATTCTAAAGATTTCTAGTGAAGAAGTCTTTTTTATTTTAGATTTTATCGAAACATACTTTGAATTAGTTTCCTAAAACCCCCCGGTCAAAAATTTTAGCTTTTTTCTGGGGAACCATTCAACGGGGAGGGGACGTCGAAAAAAATATTTTTTGATTTTCTCACGTGAGGGGGAGGGGTGCACACAAAATACAGGGTGCATCCTTTTTAAATTCGTTTAAAACCGCCTCAAATTCGATGTATGGAAAGAGGTGGTGAATATGGATGGATAATAATGCGACACCTCAAGAAGCCGCTCACAGTGACTATTTAAGCGGTATGAAGTATAAGGACATTGCAGAAAAATATGCTGTTTCTATTAATACCGTAAAGTCATGGAAAAAGAGATATGGGTGGCAAAGAGAGGGTGCACACAAAGTTCAAAAGGTTGCACCTAAAAAAACAAGGGTGCACACAAAACCAAAGCCGAAAATAAACAAGCTAAAAGAGACTATCAAACAGGATTTAATGAACCAATTAGAAGAAAACGGAACATTTGGCGCACATTATACTGATTTAGTATCTGACTATATGGCACTTTGGGACATTAAAAACAATCTCATTCTTGATATAGAAGAAAGGGGTGTTGTTGTTGATTGGTCGAATGGAAAGCAAAGGGGCAAAAAGAAAAATGAAAGTATTAGTGAACTAAATAAAACGAATGCTCAAATGCTTAAACTTTTAGCAGAACTAGGATTGAAAGCAACAGAAGTAGATAAGGATGATGATGATGACGAAGACGTATAATTATCACCCCTACATTGATGATTACATGAGAATGGTTGAAAATGGAGAAATTCAAGCTTGTAAAGAACAAAAACAGCTTATGGAATTTCTACGATGGAAATTAGATCAACCAAACGTTGTAATAGATGCAGAAGCAATTGAAAAATCAGTGAGTGTTCCAGCACCTTATTTTCCTTTTCAATTATTCCCTTGGCAGAAGTTTTGCAATGCATTTATATTTGGCGTTCGTTATGATGATGGTCGATTGATGTTTGATCGCTTTTTTAATTTATTAGGGCGTGGTGCTGGTAAGAATGGTTGGATGGGTTATGATAGTTTTTTTATGCTGACATCACACCATGGAATACCAAACTACGATATTGATATTGTTGCAACATCAGAAGATCAAGCAAAAACCTCATTCGAAGATGTTTACAATGTTTTAGATGATCCAAAACATAAGAAAAAAATGAAGAAGAATTTTTATAAATCTCAAACATTGATTCAACATAAGCGTACAAAATCAAAAATGAACTACAATACATCAAATGCTAGAACAAAAGATGGTAAGCGTTCTGGTATTGTTATTTTCGATGAGATACATGAATATGACAATTACAAGAATATAAAGGTATTTACTTCGGGTCTTGGTAAAAAGAAAGATCCACGTATTTTCTATATCTCTACAGATGGTTATGTTCGTGGTGGCGTTCTTGATGATTTAAAAGAAGAAGCCAGAGCGGTATTAAATAAAGAGTTGCCAGATTCCACTTTATTTCCGTTCATTTGCAAGCTAGATGATCCAACAGAAGTAGATAATGAAGAAATGTGGGAAAAAGCAAATCCATCATACCGATACAATACGTCTTTGCAACAAAAGATGCGTCAAGAATACTACGATATGCAGAAAAATAGTTCATTACGTATCGAATTTATGACAAAACGAATGAATTCACCAGTAGAGGATTCTAGAAAAGAAGTTGCAACCTATGAGGATAGATTAGCAACGGATCAACCTTTTCCAGAGAATCTAAAAGGTATTGATGCAGTAGGCGGTATTGATTTTGCAGATGTACGAGATTTTTGTTCTGTAGGTTTGCTATTTAAACATGATGGGAAAAGGTATTGGAAGCAGCACACGTTCATTCATCATATGGCTTTAAAATTACAGGATATCAACCCCGATATTATTGAAATCGCAAAAGAAAAAGGATTATGTACGATTGTTTATGATAAATCCATTGATGCAGATCGTGTTGTAAATTGGTATTTAGAACAAGCTAAGATATTTAATATCAAGAAAGTCGCTTGTGATAGTTTCCGTGCTTCTATATTAGAGGAAAAATTCAAGGAAACAGGGGTTCCCTTAGAAGTTGTAAGAAGAGGACCAATTACACATGCAAAATTAGCACCTTTAATTGATGAAATGTTTATTAAACAATTAATTATATTTAGTGATGATCCATTAATGCGTTGGTATGTAGGGAATGTTTATGTAGATGAAAAAGGGAATGGTAACAAAGAGTATTGCAAGATTGATAAAGAGAAACGGAAAACAGATGGTTTCTTTGCTTTTACTCATGCTTTAACACAAGATAGTGAATTAACAGAAGTAAAACCACTTTCTGTTGGTGCATTTAAGGTAAGAACTTACTAGAAAGGCAGGTGAGGGAATGGGGTTAATTGATTGGATTGGTGGTTGGTTTGGAAAAAGGAGCAGGGCAGATTTAAAAAGCTGTTTTTATGAAGTTTCCATTGATTACTTCTTTAAAAAACTGGCTGTTAATACTTGTGTAGATTTAATTGCGAATACGCTTGTTCGTTGTGAATTTCAAACATTTGAAAAAGGAAAAGAAGTTCGAAAGGGAAATCACTATTTATTTAATGTGCAGCCCAACCAAAACCAAAATGCTTCACAATTTATGCATAGTTTAGTCTCACATTTAATTTATGATAATGAGTGTTTAGTAATTATGCATAACGATCAACTATATATTGCAGATAGTTTTAGCAAAGAAGAATTTGCATTAAAAGAAAATATATATAAAGGCGTTACTGTTAAAAACTTCACTTTTACCGAAAAGGTATTTAAAGAGAGTGAGGTTTTTTATTTTCAATTAAATGATGAAAATATCATGAATGTAATTGATGGTTTATATAGCAGCTGGGGAAAATTAATTACTTCTGCTACAAGTATTTATAAGCGTTCTAATGCAATGCGTGTTGTGGTGAAAGGTGAATTTTTAAGAGCGCAAACACCAGAAATGCAACAACAAATGGATGCTATGTTCAATGAACAGTTTAAAGCGTTTTTTGAAGCAGATAATGCAGGTGCTGTGTTCCAGTTACAAGATGGATATACATTAGAGGATTTTAGTAACACTTCCAAAGGAAATAAATTAGATAGTCGAGATATTAAAGCACTTGTTGATGACATTATTGATTTTGTTTCAATGGCTTTTCATGTACCAAAAGGAATGTTAAAAGGTGATGTTGTCGATGTCTCCAAGCAAACAGATAATTTCCTTATGTTCTGTATTAATCCGCTTGTAGAATTTATTGCAGATGAAATTAATCGTAAGTTTTATAAGAAGGAAGAGTACTTAGAACGAACATATTTAAAGATAGATACAAGCCGTATTAAATATGTAGATATTACACAGCTAGCAAGTGCTTGTGATGTGTTCTTTAGAATTGGTGCAAATTCAATTAATGATATTTTACGGATGTTAGGACGTGAACCAATTAATGAGGAATGGGCAAATAAGCGGTATGTTACGAAAAACTATGAATCAGTTGAAAATGCAGCAGCATTAGGGGGAGGTGATGAGAATGACAGTAACGGAAATTCCGAAAATCAAAAATCGATTTGAGGTACTTAATAGCGCTAATACTGAAGAAGCAGACTTATATATGTATGGAACTATTTCAGCGTATTCTTGGTATGACGGTATCTCAAGTAGTAAAGTGCGAGAACAGTTAAAGAATATTACAGCCAAAACAATTAACGTTCACGTCAATAGTGGTGGTGGAGATGTATTTGAATCAATTGCTATCTCTAATTTATTAAAAAATCATTCTGCCCAAATCGTTATTCACATTGATGGTTTGGCAGCAAGTGGAGCATCTGTTATTGCAATGGCAGCCGATAAAATTATTATGCCGAAGAATACAATGATGATGATTCATAGAGCGTGGACATATGCAGCTGGTAATGCTGAAGATTTACGAAAAGTAGCTGATCGCCTTGATAAAATTGATACTGCAGTAACAGAAAGCTATACTTCACGATTTGTAGGAGAAAGAAACGAATTAGAGGAATTGTTAGCAGAAGAAACTTGGTTGACTGCTGAAGAATGTAAAACATTTGGCTTCTGTGATGAAATTGTAGATGAGATTGAAATACCAGAAGAAGATAATGAAGAAGATGAAGATGATGAAACAACAAAAGAAAAAATATTAAACAAATATATATCATCAGTATCAGCTAGTATAAAAGAAGAAAACCAAGAAAATACGAACAATACTAAAAATGCTTTATTTACATTACTAACGGCATTGAACACTTCCAAAAGGTAGTGTTTTTTATTTTGCATAAAATAGGAGGAAATGAAAAATGGCAATTAAAAATTTAGATCGTGAAGCACAGAAACAAAACGAAATGAAAGAAAAATTATTAAATGCAATGAATAGTGGAAATGAAGAAGCTGCAGCTGCAGCTATGGTAGAGTTTGCAAATTCTATCCAAGAAAATATTATCAATGAAGCACGTAGAGCAGTTAATGAAGATTTAACAGATCAACAAGTGATGGCAAGCCGTGGACTACAAGTTTTAACAAAAGATGAGCAATCCTATTATAACGAAGTAATCGCAAATAAAGGTTTTGCAGGAGTTGAAAAGTTAGTACCTGCAACAGTTTTTGAACGTGTATTTGAGTATTTACGTACGAATCACGCATTGTTAAACTATATTGAATTTGTAAATACGACTGGTGTAACAGAATGGATTGTGAAAAAAGGAAATGTACAATCTGCTTGGTGGGGAAAACTTTGTGAAGAAATTAAAGAATTATTAGATGATGGTTTTGAAGCTATCCCAACAAACTTATATAAATTAAGTGCATATGTTCCAGTTTGTAACGCAATGTTAGATTTGGGCCCAGTTTGGTTAGATCGTTATGTTCGTGAAATTTTAACGGAATCAATGGCAATTGCGTTAGAAGAAGCAATTGTAAATGGAACAGGGAAAGACCAACCAATTGGGATGATGAAAGATCTTAATGCAGCGGTAACAGCAGGAGTTTATAGTGATAAAAAAGCAATTGTGCTTACTAGTTTATCACCAGAATCATTAGGAAAAGAAGTTATGGCACCACTAACAAAAGGTGGACGACGTGCCGTAAATAATGCACTTATGGTTGTGAATCCTCTTGATTATTGGGAAAAAATCTTCCCAGCAACTACATTCTTAACACAAAATGGTGCATATGTATCTGGTGTGCTTCCAATTCCAGCTACAGTTATTCAGTCTTTAGCTGTTCCAAAAGGAAAGATGGTTGCAGGGATTGCAAGTGATTACTTTATGGGTGTTGGTTCGACTCAAAAAATTGAAGTATCAACAGAATATAAATTCTTAGAAGATGAAACAGTTTATTTATCTAAGCAATATGCAAATGGTCGTCCAAAAGATAATGAATCGTTCTTAGTATTTGATATTAGCAGCTTAAAAGCTGGTGGTAGTCAAACACCTACACCCTAATAAATCCTCCACATTAAGAGTGGAGGGAATTGATTTTAGTAGCATGTTAAAACCAGAATTAATTGCTTACGCAAATCAACATAATATAGATATTTCTTCTGCAACCTTAAAAGAGGATATTCGTAAAATTATAGAGGAATCAGTTACAAATGGTGATTAAAATGGGGAAAACATTAGATGAAACATTACTTGAAGATGTAAAAAGCCGTTTGCGTATCACTTGGAATGATGAAGATGAACAAATAAATAAAACAATTGAACGTGGAAAGGCGTATTTACAAAATCTTTGTGGTACGTCTTTTTCATTTGATGAAGAAAATCAAGTAAAGCAATTATTGATTGAGCGTTGCAGATATGAATACAACAATGCTCTAGAAGATTTTGAAAAGAATTTTCGAGGGGAATTACAACGGTTAATTATAGATGCCGCCTTAAAAGAGAGGGCAAAAGATGAAGCCATATAACGAAACATTTAATGATGGTTTTCTAAAATACGGACGGACAGAAACAAAACGTAGTGAAAATGGAAAACGGATTAAGGGGATTTTTTCTGAAGAAGGTAAACTTGCTTTTAGGGAATTATCTGCACGGGATAGTGATTATCAATCTTGTGGACTATTAAATGCAAAGCTAGATAAGAAAGTCAAAACGCTGTTTCCACCTTCTTTTCGTTCCGTTAATAAAAACCAGTTAAAAGCAGTTATAGATGCTTTGCAATACGATGTAATCAAAGTCGATTCAGACAAGAGATATTTATATTTTTATTTGCAGGAAGTAGGTGGATATGATGAGCAACGAACAATCGAAGAAACGACTGCAAAAAATGAATAGTTTGCTAATCTCAAAGTTGAAAGAACAGTTTGAGATAGGAGTTTATCAAGATCAAGTGAGTGAAGATGAAGAAAAAGACTATCATTATTTCATCTTTGAAACAGGCGGTTTTGAAAAAACAGATAGCAAGTTCACATTAAAACAAAATGTTTTAATTCGTTATTATTCTGAAAATCGTGATGATCTAGACGAAAGAATGCTAGATATTGTTGCTGCACTTGAAGCTGCAGGAAATTCATTTCAGCATTCTAATAAAACATCCATTCAAAAAGGGGAATTGGATGAATATATTGATGAAATTGAGATTTATGTAACAAGGATTGTCAAATATGGCTGCTAGTTCATGGAGTTTAGAGTTTGGAGATATTGAGAAATTAGAAAACAAACTTAAACAGATTCCGAACAAGTCAGAACAAGCACTAAATAAAGTGTTACATAATGACGGTGTAAATTTAGCAGTAGAATCTATTCAACCTCAAATCCCTATCTCTACATGGAAAGGGAGAGTTAGAAATAAGCGACATGCAAGAAATGAAAAAGCATTAACAAATAGCAAAATGAACCTTGGTTTTACGATTCGTCCAACACCAAGGTTTAATTATTTAAAATATCCCGATTTAGGTATTGGTAGATCAGCAAAAAACACTCCGCAAAAAATATTGGAGCGAGGATTACAAACAGCTACACCAAAAATATCGGAACGTTTAAATACAGAGTTAGATAAAGTTATTCAACAAACATTAGGAGGTTCATAATATGGCAAAAACAATTATTGAAGAATTTGATCCAATGACATTTACCAATGTAGGGATTCAATTTATTGAAGGTGGAGAACAACAAGTAGGAACAAAGTTTGGTTGTGTTGGGACCATCGAAGGTGAAACGGAAATGCTTGAAATTGTTAAAAAGTGTGAGGGGTTAGAAGTTAAAAAGATTTCTAGACCATCCAAAATGATTATGACTCTTTCGGGGCATTTAAGTGTAGCAGTTCTTAGAAAGATTTTCGGAATAAAAACAGATGGATTAAAACCAGGTGTATGGTCATATGGTGCTAAATCTAAAGGGAAACCATTTGTCCTAACTGCAGATGTAGTTGATGAGTTTGAGGATTTACAAAAACTTGTTGCCTTTTCTAATTGTGCTTCTTCAACAGGATTCAAATTTAAAGTGGAAAATGGTGCAGATGAAGTTGCGGAAACAGAACTTGAGTTTACTGTAATGAAAGATAGTAATAATGAATTCTATTATGAAGCATTAGTGGATGAACTAGAAGACCAAACGGTAAAAGATCAATGGCATACAAAATTCACACCAGAACTTGTAAAAGCAACAACTCAAACACCACAACAGTAATAGGGGGACAACAAATTGGTGAAAGTAGAAATTGTAAAATTACAAGAAGTAGAAACTGTACAGTTAGACAACGGACAATTCCAAAGAATAACTAAAAATCAACAAACTGTCCCTTGTTACATTACAAATTATGCAGTGAAGAAGGGGAAAGATTTAGGATTACTAGAAGAATCCCTTTTGCAGGGGTTATTTAAATTAAAAGGTTTAGTGAACGTTGATCCAAATCAACTTGATAGTATAGATAGTACTGCTTTACAAGGAATTGACGAAGTTGAATTACAAAAGATCATTTATTTAGGGTGCTTAGGTGCAAATAAAAATTTCCCTTATGATTTTGATGCATTTTTAGAGCGATTTCATTATTCCTTTGATGCAACAGTAAAATTATATGCACAATTAATTTCTGGTGTAACAACAGGACAACAAAACGGATTTGCAAAAGGATTAGCCAATAGCACCAGAAACGGAAAAAAGAAATAAGCCCACCGAAAATAAATATTGAATGCGTAGAGGACAAATATGTTCTCTACGTTTTAATTTATGGGATTGATCCAGATGCATTTTGGCACTTTCCTGTTGCATCGGTGGAGCGAATAGCCAAAGGAAAACTTGCTTTTGATGGTTGGAAAGCCAATCCACGTTAAAGAAAGGCAGGTGAAAATATGGCAAATGGTCCAGAATCAAAAATAACATTTAAAGTTTTCAATCAAGAATTTAATAAAGCAATGGGTGAAATGAAGAATGAAAGTACAGAGTTACGTCAAGAATTCACCTTGCAACAAGAACAACTTAAATTAAGCAGTACAGAAACAGAAAAACTAACTGCAAAGTTAGGATACCTACAGCAGCAACAACAATTGGCAGCACAAAAGGTTGCAGCAACTGAACATCAATTAAGTAAAGCAAAAGCTATATATGGTGAAAACTCTGTAGAAGTTGAAAAACTTGCACGTCAATTAGCGAATGCTCAAATAGCTGAACAAAAGTTTTCAAATCAAGTTAAAGAAACTGAATCAGCACTTCAAAGATTAGGACAACAAAATAGTGTTGCTGCACAAGAATTAAATAAATTAAGTGCAGAAGAAACTAGTCTTGCAAATAAATCAGCAAAATTACGTGCTGAATATGATTTGCAACGTGCAGCACTTGGTAATAATGCAACTGAATCTGAAAAATTAACGGCAAAGATTCATTACTTGGAACAAGCACAGCAAAATGCTGCTCAACAAACACAAAATTGTGTACAGAAACTAGAAGCTGCTAAATCACAGTATGGTGAAAATTCTGCTGAAGTAAATAAGCTTGAAACAAAATTATTACAATTAAGAGCCGCAGAACAACAATTGCAAAATGAAGTTCAACAAACAAATACAGCACTATCTGAACAAGCAAACACTGCAAGCCAAGCATCAGAGAAAATTAATGCTGCTGGTGAAAAAATGCGAAGTGCTGGGGAAACTATGTCTACAACTGCAACACCAGCTATTTTAGGTTTGGGTGCAGGAGCAATGAAAGTAGCTTCTGACATGGATGCTTCACAAAGAAAAATCCAAGCAAGTTTAGGTTTAACATCCGAAGGTGCTCAAAATCTTGAAAAGATAGCAGAAAGTACTTGGAAAAATGGATTTGGTGAAAATCTGGCAGAAGTCGATACAGCATTAATAAAAGTATTTCAAAATATGCGTGATGTTCCAAATGAAGAATTACAAGGTGCAACTGAAAATGTATTAACACTTGCTCAAACATATGATGTTGATCTGAATGAAGCAACTCGTGGTGCAGGTCAATTAATGAGTCAATTCGGATTATCTACAGAAGAAACATTTGATTTACTTGCTGCAGGTGCTCAAGAAGGACTGAACTATTCAGATGAATTGTTTGATAACCTTTCAGAATATGCACCGTTATTTAAACAAGCAGGTTTTACGGCTGATGAGATGTTTAATATTCTAGCAAATGGTACTCGTGATGGTTCTTACAATCTTGATTATATTAATGATCTTATAAAAGAATTTGGAATTCGTGTGCAAGATGGTTCTAAGGGCGTCGCTGAAGGATTTGGTGAGTTATCCCAGGAAACACAAGATGTTTGGGCAAGCTTTAACGCAGGAAAAGCAACCGCAGCCGACGTGTTTAAAGCTGTTACTGGTGATTTAAAAAACATGGATGACAAAGTAAAAGCGAATCAAATTGGCGTTGCTCTTATGGGTACAAAATTCGAAGATATGGGCGCTGATGCAGTTTTAGGTCTAAATGAATTAAATGGTGGATTAGGTAAAACCAAAGGCGCTATGGATAACATGAAAAAACTCCAAGAGGAAGCGTTTGGGCAACAATTTAAAAGTATGTTGCGAGAATTAGCAGCTGCTCTTGAACCTTTAGGAAAAGTTTTATTATCTTTAGCAAAAGATATCATGCCTTCTATTTCAAGTGCAGTAAAAACCGTATCAGATGGATTTAATAATTTATCTCCAACTGCTCAAAAGATCATCATAATAGTTGGTGGAATTGTTGCCGCCATTGGTCCCTTGCTAATCATTCTATCCTCACTTGCACCACTCGCTGGTGCATTAGCTGGTGCATTTGGAATTACAGCAGGGGCAATGCTTGGCTGGATCGCAATCATCCCAATCATTATAGCGGCTGTTGTGGGATTAGTTGTTGCAATCGTTCAAAATTGGGATTCTATTAAAGAATGGACTATAAATACTTGGAATGCTATTAAGGAGTTTTTAGTAGGTATTTGGGATGGTTTACTTCTAATATTAACTAATACTTGGAATATGATTAGTACAACTACAACAACAGTTTGGACTGCTATTTCAGAATTCTTCACAATGATTTGGAATGGTATTGTACTGTTTATTACTACAGTTTTACAGGGGATTGCTACATTTTTTACAACAACTTGGACTGCTATTTCAACTTTCTTTATGGAAATTTGGAATGGAATTGTAGCCTTTTTAACACCTGTCTTACAAGGGATTGCAGATTTCTTTTCATTGATTTGGAATGGTATTTCTACTGTAATTCAAACCATATGGAATTTTATTAGTCAATATTTACAAGCGATTTGGACTGCTATTTCTTACTTTGCTACGCCAATATTTGAAAGGATTAAAACTTTTATTACAGGTGTATGGAATTCAATTAGTTCTACTACAAGTGCGGTTTGGGAAGCGATTAAAAACTTCTTATCTACTTGTTGGAATGGACTAGTATCTTTTGTCACGCCTATTTTTAATCGTATTAAAGATTTTATTGTTTCTGTATGGAATACAATTAGTTCTACTACAAGCACGATATGGAACACAATAAAAAATGTTTTATCAAGCATTTGGAATTCTATTGTTTCTGTGGTAACTCCAATTTTTAATAACATTAAATCAGCAATATCTACTGTTTGGAATGCAATTAGTAGTACAAGTAGCAGTATTTGGAACGGCATAAAATCTACTCTTTCAAGTATATGGGAAGGTATTAAATCAACAGCTTCTGGTGTTTGGAATGGATTAAAAGAAGCAATTATGACACCTGTCCGTTGGGTTACCAGTGCGGTAGAGGGTGCTTTTAATGGAATGAAATCTGCTGTATTAGGTGTTTGGGATGGTATCAAAAGCGGTATCAGAACAGTCATTAATGGCATTATTAGTATGATTAATAAATTCATTGATGGATTTAATACACCTGCCAACCTATTAAATAAAATTCCCGGTGTAGATGCACCAACTATTCCACATGTACCAATGCTTGCAAAAGGTGGTCATGTTCTTGGAGATGGACAATTCATTGCTGGTGAAGCTGGGCCCGAATTATTCAGTAAAAAAGGAAATAAAGTATCGGTTACACCTTTAAGTTCTTCAGAAAAAGCAGCTGGTATTGGTGGACAATTGAATTTACTTACAAAAAATGTCGCAGAAACGATACAAAATGCAGCTGCACAATTGGCACAAATTGTTGCATTTGACGTACCTAATGCATTAGGAGATGCACTTTTAAATGGTCTTCCTAATATGGCAGGAACAGCAACAGGGGAAGGCAGTAATCAACAACCAATTGAAGTTAATTTTTATAATACTGTTCGAAATGAACGTGACATTGATCGTATGTTTGAAAAAGCGGATGATTGGTTTGCGCAAAAAGGACGTAACTTAAATATTGGCATAGGGAGGAATTGATTTGCTAGACATTGGTATCAATAAAGAATTAGCGAGTGACTACGGTTTATGTATGGTAGATCGTCCATCAATTCCTACAGCAAAACAAAAAGTAGAGCACATAGAAGTACCGGGAAGACACGGATCACTCACAAAAAAAGGGGCATTTGAGGATGTCCCTTATAAAATTAAATTTAATTTGCTAGAAGAAGAAAATATAAAACCTTTAGTACGTGACATAAAAGTTTGGCTTATGAATGGAAAAACCCTCTATTTTACAGATGATGAGGTATATCGAAAAATCAAACATGTAGAAATTGGTGACATTGCAAATGAAATTGAAGAATTTGGAGAGTTTGAAGTGGAATTTACACTTGATCCTTTTGAATATGTTGAATCCGTTCCATTTGTAATAACGAAATCAGAAACGTTTATGAATATTGGAACATATGAATCTGCTCCTAAATTCGAGATTTTCGGGAATGGTGATGTGCGAATCATGATAAATGATGTTTCCTTTCAAATAAAGGGAGTAACCAATTCTGTTATAGTTGATTCTGAGCTTCTCATTGCTTATGAGGGAACAAAGCCAATAAAAACAGTAGGGAGTTTCCCTATTTTCCAAGTTGGAGAAAATACAATTGCATGGTCTGGAAATGTAATTAAAATTTTAATTGAACCACGGTGGCGATACATATGATTACACTATATGAAGCAAATGAAACAGATTTTACACATAATGGAATAGGGGTTTTAGACAACAATATTTATGATGCAACTGTTGAGGAAGAACTCAACGGTTTATTTATATTTAAATTTAGTTATCCATTGTTTGCTCCTTATGGAACAAAAATTGATGGAATGAGCATTATTAAAGCACCAACCCCAGATGGAGATCAGTTATTTCGTGTTGTGACTCCTAAACCAAGTATGGGGGAATTAACTGTACAATGCTATCACATTTTCTATGATCTAACTGAAAATTTAATTGAAGATATATTTATTCAAACAACAAATGGAAATGGAGCAATGAATCGTTTATCAGCAGGGTGTCAATATAAGCATCTGTTTACCTTTTATTCTGATATCCCAACTATTGCAAGCACACGTATTGTAAGGAAAAATCCAGTAGAAGCGGTTTTAGATAATAGTCAAGATAACTCTTTTATCAATCGTTGGGGTGGCGAATTAAAACGAGATAATTTTGATGTGAAAATGTTAAAAAATCGTGGTATGGATAGAGGAGTTGTCATTCAACACAAAAAAGATTTATTAGGCTATGAAGGAAATGTTGATTGGAAAAGCCCAGTTACTCGAATCATGCCGCAAGGGTTTGATAATCTACTTTTACCAGAAAAATATGTTGATAGTCCCCTTATTAATAAATATCCTCATCCTAAAATTAGAGTGGTGGAATTTAAAGACATAAAAGCTAAAATTGGAGATCATGCAAAAGATGAAGATGCAGTCCCGTTGGAAGAAGCGTATAAATTATTGCGTAAAGCTGCAAAAGAAATGTATGAAGTTCAAAAAGTAGATCAACCAAAAGCAACGTATAAGGTAGAATTTCAAGAGTTATCACGAACTGAAGAATATAAGAATTTTGCCATTTTACAGCGTGTTTATATGGGGGATATTGTTACTGTTAATCACGAAGAAGACAACCTTCATATTCAAGCAAAAGTAATTGCTTATAAATATGATCCAATTAAAAAAGAATATATAGACTTAACGATTGGTAATTTCAAAGAATCTTTTACAAGCATGGCAAATAAGCTGGATCAGATGCAAAATAACTTAGAAAACATGCCATATGATATTTTAGATGCAGCAAAAGAACACGCAACCAATCTTATTAATAGTGGTTTTGGTGGGCATGTTCGAATTTATCCAGACAGAATTTTGATTATGGATACAAAAGATGAAATGACTGCTTTAAGAGTTTGGCAATGGAACCTTAATGGTTTTGGATATTCTTCCACAGGGATTAATGGACCGTACGGAACTGCTATAACTATGGATGGACGTATTGTAGCTGACTTTATTACTGCTGGAACAATGAATGGTAATTTAATTAAAGGTGGAGAAATAAACGGTGCTACTTTAAGAACGTCTGATACAAAAAACTACGTAAGTATATCAAAACAATTTATACGTTTGTTTGAGTCAGACATTACCCGTATGTTTTTAGGATATTATATAAACTCAAGAAAAGAAATGCAGCCCACTATCTTTTTAGGGGGAAACGATGATATAACCGCTTCACAAGGGGCAGTAGCAGTATATCAACAATCTGACTCATATCCCAAAGCTGGCGGCATTGGTATCACAAGGGGATATCAAAGTGGAAGTAAAACAGATTTGTACTTTCCGGCAAGTATTTTCTTTGACCAAAACGGAAAGATGCTTATAAAAGCGGAAGATTCTTTGAATATAGATTCATTATACTCATACATGAATTTAACTGCTGCAACAGATTTCGGAGTGAAAGGTAAAAAGAATCTCATGCTTGAAGCGACTGAAGAGAATATGTATTTTACATCAGGAAAAGCCTTTTCTTTTCATCAAAATGGAAAAAGAATCTTTTCGGTAAAAACTTCTTCTGGTGGGGATACAGACTTAGTGCTTCAGTATTCTTTGTTACGAAATTCTAATTCTGCAAATGGATACCTTCAAGTTATGTCTGGCACTGGTTCATTTTATGGTGGGATTTTAGCTGCTGATTTTAAAGTATCATCAAAGAAAAAATACAAGACTAATATTCGAGATATACAATTTAGTGCATTAGACAAGGTAATGAATTGGGATATTAAACAATACAACCTTAAAACAGACATGGCAAAACTTTATGATATGCGTATGAATCGAAAAGAAGGAGAACCACCAATTACTACTGATGCGATTCCAGCACATTATGGTTTAGTTATTCCGAATGAAGAGGAAGAAACAGGTGTAGGTTTATACGGTATGCTTTCACAACTAGCAAAAGGATTCCAAGAATATGCAACAAAAACAGATGCTAGAATCAAAGAATTAGAGCTAACGCAACCTAAAGGAAATATAAAGTATAGAGGAAGACCGAAACGTACGAGAAGACCGCCCAAACGTCTTAAAAGAAGCGCAATAGAAAGGAGCGTAACGAGATGAGAAATGAGGTAATTACAATTGATTTATCTGATCCAGTATTTACGAAAACAATTCGTTTACGCCAAAATGATAAAAATGGTTTAAGACTAACTGTATATCTAAAAGATAATGGTAGGGTAGTTGATTTAACTGGATATGTAGCAAAGTATGAAGCAACAAATAATAAAGGGCAGTTTATTCGGGATGATGCCAAAATTATTGATGTAAGTAGTGGAATCATCGAATATATATTACCTGCTAAGGCGGTTTCAACTCCTAATGAGTGGATGGCTTACTTTGTTATAGAAAAAGGTAATTCAGAGCGTACAAGTACACCCGATATCCGAATTGTTTTAAGAAGAGATGTCAAAGAAGGAAATATTAAAATGGAAAGTTACATTTCTGATTTTGAAAAAGCCTTGGAACAAGTAGCAGGATATAGAAAAGAAATTGATGATACAAATAAACAAATCGTAGAGTTAACAAAATTAATTAATGCAAATAATGTTCAAGTACCCAAAATCACAACAGATGTAGGCGGTGCGTTAATCTCGGTCAGTGATGCTACAAAAAATATACTCGATGAAATTGTATCTAGAGGACTAGGGATAAACACAATTTATTGCCATGGCAGCGCGCAAGGGAATACACCTAATGCTAAATCTTGGCGTGGTTTCTCATTTATAAATTCCCCTACCTATGGATTTATTTTTGCGAAAGATTACCAAAATAAACTCTGGACTAATTATATTGATGATGCAAAAGGCTGGTTAGGTTGGGTTGAACATCCATCGTTTGAAGATGTGAAAAAATTGTTCTCATTATGGGCGTTTGACGAGAAGAGATTGCTTTTGAATGGTAAATCAATTTTAGAAGAAGAAACGGATGCTTTAGTTATTAGTAAAGACTCGAAATATAAAAAAGTTAAAGTTGAAGCTGATCTCTTAATCCACAATAAACTTCAAGCTCCTTCTAATGTGGCTGTTTGGTTTCATAAAGAAAAACGCTACAATAGCGGAAAGTGGATTGTAGAGTTTAATGATCTTCCTCGTTGGGGTTTTAATAGAAGTGTAGACCGTTCTGGTGGTCTATTTCACATTAAAGAAAGTGGTATCTATGATGTACATGCTTACCTGTCTGCATTAGCCCAAACAGCGGATGCTGAACATATTCTAGAAATCCACATATTAGATGCAAGTGGAAAAACAATTGAAGAACATGAAATTGCAGGTGAAATTGCGGGCTATGTAGGTAAATGGGTTAGGATGATAGGTAGTTTTCAGTGGTACTTTACAGCAGGGCAAAAATTCAAAGTTGTTTATAACAATAAAGACAAAGATCAGATTTATGTTTGGGAAGCAAGAACTACTGTTACCCAGTTATCAAAAGGTTTAGATGAAAATAATGCGGTTTAATAAGTAAGCGTACAGAAGTAGGCTTTTTTATTTTGGATAAAATACGGCTTTGATACGCAAACATCTGAATTACATTCACAGTGAATAGGGTTGTCTCATAATATATAAAGATTGATTTATTAAGGTGGACGAAGGGTGTGAGCGTATGGAAGACGTATATAAAAAAATTGATAGCCTAAAAACGGAACAAAAAGAAATCATGAGAGATATTCGCAATTTAGAAACTCGTACAACTATTAACGAAAAAGACATTTCTACAATTAATAGGCAGTTAGAAAAAATTAGCATAAATACAACATGGATTTTGCGAATTGTTATTAGTGCAATAGTTATGGCAGTTTTAGGATTGATAATAAAAGGTGGTATTTAA